CCTCATCCTCGATGAGGAAGGGCTGGAGAAGTTGATCCAAACCATCAGCGCGCAGTTCGGTGGGGAGCCGCCGGACATCATCGCCATCGACCCGATCCGCAACGTGTTCGACGGTGGCGGCTCCGGTGGTGAGAACGACAACGACGCGATGATGTTTTTCCTCACACGCCGGGTGGCCAGGCTGCAGCAGCGGGTCAATCCGGACTCGGGCGTGTTGCTGGTCCATCACACCAAGAAGATGACCAAGCGCCAGTTCGAGGAGGACCCGTTCCAGGCCTTCGCGGGTGCCAGCAGCCTGCGCAGTTTCTATACCTCCGCAATGCTGCTGCACCGGCCGGACGAATTGTCCACGGTGCGGCAGTTGTACTTCGAGCTGCGCAACGGTCCAGGCCTTGTCCCCCGGTACGTCGACAAGGTCGATGGCCAGTGGATGGTCGTCAATGACAGCGAACGTCTGGTCAACAAGGATTACGGGAAGCGGCTCGATGCCGAGCGACGGCGCAAGACCGACGTGATCCTTCAGATCCTCTTTGATGAGGGCCTGAAGGGTAATTTCTACACCGCCAATCAGTTCGCCGAAGCCTTCGAGGGCAAGGCGGGCCTTGGCGGCGAGCGCTCGATCCGCGAGCGCCTGTCGGCCCTGGCCACGCAGGGCTACATCAAGTATTTCCGCAACGCTGCGGACTACGGGCTGCCGCCATTTGGCCGCTCCAAGTTTGGCTACATGTGCGTCGAGGGCATGGTCCACAACCGGCCCAAGGGCGAGCCCGATCCGGACACCGGTGAGGTGCCCTTGGCGTCCCTGCACGTGCTGCCCACCCACTACAAATGCCCGCTTTCTGGGGCGGCGATGCCCGTCGAAAACCCGGAGGTGTGGGTCTATCCCGAAAACAGCAACGACCCACAGGAGTCCGAATGAACACGATTTGCCAAGATAGAGACATCACGGCCGGCGTCTTTGTACGCGCTGGCATTGACCCGCACGGGCACGCTTTGGCCCGCACGCGACGGGCATTGGACAAAGCCCGTAATGGTCCGCATCGGTGCGATCGCGCACACATTGGCGCGCAGCAGCAAGTTGGCAAAAACACCCCTGGAAGTTGGCAAACTTTTGCCAACTGGATTCAGTTGGCAGACCGTTTCCAACTTGATTCCGTTGTAAATCAACAAGTTACGTCGAAGTTGGCAAGATGGCAGGAAGGCAGATCTGCCAACTTGCCAACTGAGCTAACTCATTGTTTTTGTTCAGTTTCTACCCTTGACCCAGTTGTCGGAGACTCCCCCTCCTACTACGTAGGAGAGGGGGCTAATGCCCACTCTCCGTTACGTAGGGGAGATGCCTGCCCGGTCGATCCGGTGCCTGCATCGCGCACCGTGGTCATGGCCATCGACCTGGGCACCACGACCGGCTGGGCCATGCGAACGATTGATGGTCAGATCGAGCACGGCTTCGCGAGCTTCCGGCCCAGCCGCTATGAGGGCGGTGGCATGCGCTACCTGCGCTTCAAGCGGTGGCTCTCCGACATGCGCCACCTGGCCACCGACATCCACGCCGTGTACTTCGAGGAAGTGCGTCGGCACGCCGGGGTGGACGCCGCCCATGTGTACGGCGGCCTGCTGGCCACGCTCACCGCTTGGTGTGAGCACCACAACCTGCCGTACCAGGGTGTGCCGGTGGGCACGATCAAAAAGCACGCCACCGGCAAAGGTAACGCCAGCAAGGACGAGGTCATCCAGTCCATGCGGGCACTGGGCCACCCGGTGACCGATGACAACGAAGCGGATGCCCTGGCGCTGTTGCACTGGGCTTTGGACACACAGGAGGGATGAACATGGTTGCAGCAACACTCGAATGGACGACGGACGACGTCGCCAACTGGCTGATCGAAGCTGCACGCACGGCGCATCGCCTGCCACCGGTCAGGGTGCAAGGCCACTTCAACTGCTGGCCCACCATCGTGCGATCGGAGTACGAACGCATGGCCAGCGACGATGCGCCGGTCTACCGCTTCCCACCCACGCCCGCCGAGGTCGAACGCATGCTCGTGGTCATGCAGTGGGTGCAGTGCCTGCGCACCGACCAGCGTAAGCTGGTGTGGATGCGGGCCGAACGGTGGCGCTGGCACGACATCGGCAAACGCTTCGGGGTGGCACCCCGCACCGCGCAGCGCCACTGGGAAGTCGCAATCCAGGTCATCACCGACCATCTTTCGCAGGGAGGTTGATAGACGTTTCAGGGCGCAGCGAAGTCATGCCAACCGATGCGGACAGATGCGAAAGAAACGCGATTTTGAGGGTGTCGCGTTTTGCCCGGATTCACGATAAATTCTGTCTACGGTCGCGAGAGATGCGTCTCCGACCACATCAACTTCAAGAACCCGCCCGGTGGCCCATGTGGCATGACCTGGCGGGTTTTTCATTTTTGGTCCCCATGAACCCCATCCACATCGAGTACCGCCAGGTCGAGGCGCTGATCCCTTATGCCCGCAATGCCAAGCAGCATTCGGAGGCACAGGTGGCCCAGATCGCGGCCAGCATCCGTGAGTTCGGCTGGGGCGCACCGATCCTTATCGACGGCCAGAACAACGTGATCGCCGGTCACGGCCGTTTGCTGGCAGCGCGCAAGCTCGGTCTGCCCGAGGTGCCTGTTGTGCCCCTGGACCACCTGTCCGACACCCAGCGTCGCGCCCTGATCCTGGCCGACAACAAGATCGGCGAGAACGCATCCTGGGAAGACGAACTGTTAGGCATCGAATTGGCAGACCTGAAGGATGCCGGCTTCGACCTGGGCCTGACCGGCTTCTCGCAAGAGGAGTGGGAGGCCCTGATCGCTGGCGAGGAACCCACCAAGGATGGCCTGACCGATGAGGACGCTGTGCCCGAGGTCAGTGAAACGCCCATCTCCAAGACGGGCGATGTCTGGATCCTGGGCGAGCACAAGCTGATGTGTGGCGACGCCACCAAGGCCGATGACTTCAAGGTCCTGCTGGGTGATGAACTGGTGGACATGACCTTCACCGATCCACCCTACAACGTGAACTACGCCAACACGGCCAAGGACAAGTTGCGTGGCAAGAACCGCCCCATCATGAACGACAACCTGGGCGACGGTTTTGGCAGCTTCCTGACGGATGCATGCACCAACATCCTCACCCACACCAAAGGCGCGGTCTACATCGCCATGAGTTCGTCAGAACTGGACACGCTGCAGTCGGCATTCCGCGCGGCAGGCGGTCGCTGGTCCACGTTCATCATCTGGGCCAAGAACACTTTCACGCTCGGACGCGCGGACTACCAGCGCCAGTACGAGCCCATCCTGTACGGCTGGCGCGACGGTGCCGATCACTTCTGGTGCGGTGCCCGTGACCAGGGCGATGTCTGGAACGTCAAGAAGCCACAGAAGAACGATCTGCATCCGACCATGAAACCGGTGGAACTGGTGGAGCGTGCGGTGCGCAACAGCAGCAAGACCCGCGACCTGGTCCTCGATCCCTTCGGTGGCTCGGGCTCCACCTTGATCGCCTGCGAAAAATCAGGGCGCCGTGCCCGGCTCATTGAACTCGATCCCAAGTACGTCGACGTGATCGTCAAGCGTTGGGAGGAGTTCACCGGGAAAAAGGGAGTGCGGGTCGGTGACCCGGTGCCGGGGCAGGAACCCGCTCTGGAGCCTGTTTAACCCAGCCTTGCCACGTACCGTGGGTAGTTCCCGCCAGACGGGTCGATGAACAGGTAGGGCCGACCAGGCGCGTGGATTTCCACGCACAGCCGGCCCTGCATGAAGTAGCCGCCCTTGCCTTTGAGCCAGTCGCGCGACTTGGAGAGGTTCTTCGCGAAGCCATCGAATTCCTCCGGTTCCATTTCCCGGGTCTCGGTGACATAGACCACGTAATCACCTGTGGCGGCGATGTCGGTGATGTCAGCGGGCTTGCGTCCAAAGGGCAGTCGGATGCTCAACTCTTCAACCTGCATTTCCTGGCCATCAAACGTGATGGTCAGAGGCTTGCGATCGATCGTGATGGTCATTGTTTTCATGGCTTGGCTCCTGGTCAGGCGACGCGGTAAATCCGCTGTCCATCAGCCTCCTTCGTCGAGGTGATCTCCAGGCCTAACTTCTTCTTGAAGGCGCCGGCAAACGTTCCCCGGACCGTGTGGGCTTGCCACTGTGTGGCCTCGCAAATCTGTTCGATCGTGGCGCCCTCGGGACGCTTGAGCATCGCAATCACCTGCGCCTGCTTGCTGTTGTCCCGTGTCCGAGGTTTCGCAGCCTCAATGACCTCGTCGATGGCCTGGGCGCTCACAGGCGCCTTGCGTGGCACACCCAAGGCCTCGTAGCCCTCAGCGGCCACAAACCAGTCCTTGCCGTCGTAGGTGATCAGGGCGCGCTTGAACAGGCCGTCGATCACCTTCTGGCGCGCACCGCCTTTGATGTTCTCAGGGAACCAGGCGATCTTGCCCTCGGTGTGCTGATGGGCATGGGAAAGGATGGCTTGCTGGGCGGGAGTGAGTTGGATGGTCATGGTGTGCTCCGATCAGGATTGGGTGTGAATGGGTGTGGTTTTGGTTTGAGCGGCCTTGAGGCCAGCCTCGTAGGCGGCTTGCAACGCAGACTTGACGCCCCAGACGCTCACGTCGTGAAAGTCGAGCCGGTCGCTGCTCTGGGTTTCCAGGGTGTCGATGAACAGGTGCTGCTGGGCAATCTGCTCGAGCAGTTGATTGAGCTTCTTGTTGGTCTTCACTTTGCAGCCTCCACTTGGTGGATCTGGCGGGCGCGATCGAAGCCAACCCAGTTGCCGTCGCGATCCAGGCCTCGCGAGGCCATCTCCTCGCGGGCCAGGCGGTTGAGGTCTAACTCGCCGCGTGCTGCGGCGGCGAGGACTTTGTTGAGCGCGGTCTGGATGAAGCCCAGCTCGTCGACGGTGAATTTGGTGTTTCGGTAGGTCATTGGCGATTCCTTTGGTTGGTTGATGGTGTTCGTATGAACGCTCTGTTCCCAGAGGAAGCCAAGCGGAATCTCCGAAGCAGTTGCTTCTTTCTTGAATCAGTTGGAAACCTCGCGAAATGCCCCGCAGCGCACCCACTCCCTGTCGGTACCCAGGGTGCGCAGCCGTGGTGGCAACGCCGGGGTTTTGCGAGGTGCACAGGCCGTTGATCCACCGCGACTACGGGCGTGCGCGGCGCGGTTTCGATGCCGAGGTCGGCTTCTACCAATCACGGCAGTGGCGCTCGGTACGGGCGGCCTTCCTGCGTGAGCACCCGCTGTGTGGCGCCTGTGGTGCCAAGGGTCTGCTGGTGGCTGCTCGGGTCGTGGACCACGTACAGCCAATCAAAGACGGTGGCGCACGGTTTGACACGGCCAACCTGCAGTCGCTGTGCGTGCCCTGTCACAACAGCAAGACCGCACGCGAGTCAGCGGCGCGGTCGGGTCCTCTCACCTCCAGGGGGGAGGGGGGATGAATCTCTAGGGTTGGCAAGCCGCGATGCGCTCGCCTGCCCAAATTTTTCCGCGTGCAAATTGAAAAACTTTTTTTGGACAAGCCAATGCCGGAACTGACCGCTGAACAGGCTTACATGGCAGACCTGGCCGAGATTCAGAGGCTAGATGCGTCGTCCTGGATTCCTGCGGGACCGGAAGACATGACCTCGGCCCAGGCGGAGGATCTGCGTGCAATGACCTTGTCTGAGCTTTCGCAACTTGCGGTCCAAGCCGAAGAGTTGGAGCCACATGGCCGGCCGTAAACCGTTGCCTGCGGCGGTCAAGAAGATCAAGGGCACGCTTCAGAAGTGCCGAGCCAACCCGCATGAGCCCCGCCCAGGGGGGCAGTTGGGTGAGCCACCTGAGTACATGTCCGATATTGCCAAGGAAGCTTGGATCTATGCGGTGGAGAACGCACCGCCGGGCTTGTTGTCATCGCTTGACGCATCCGTGCTCGAGCGCTGGGCCAACTGCGCAGGGCTTTACCGCGAGGCGTTGGGCAAAATCAATCGGTCGGGTGTGGCCGGCATGATCATTAAAACGCCAAGCGGCATCTTGCGTCGCTCGCCGCTCATGGATGTGATCCGTGATCTGGCCCAGGAGATGAAGGGCTACGAGACGGAGATGGGGTTCACCCCCGCATCCCGCTCGCGGGTTCAGGTGCCGCAGGATTCGGTCGACAAGAACGATCCCTGGGCTGAAATCGCTGGCTGAAGATCAGATTGATGACTGATTGATTCGCAGCATCAGTGTCATGGGATGTGCGGGCGATGCCTTAAAACCGTAGTACTCGTAAAACTGGCGGGCATGATCGTTCAGTGCATGCACAAGCATGGCTCGCACACCTGTGTTTTGCGATACCAGTACACAGCGCTGCAGCGCATCCTGAAGCAAGGCTGCCCCCAGTTTCATTCCTTGCGCTCGGGCATCGACAGCCAAACGGGCCAGGACCATCACTGGAATCGGGTCGGGCATGTTCTGACGAATGGACCGGGTAGCGTCTTGGTGCGCGACGGCACCTGCAGCCAAAGCGTAGTAGCCCATGACCTCACGCTCTGGGGTCGTGACGACGAACGTGCGGCTGGCACCACTGGTCTGGTTGCCCAGAGCGCGGCGTTTGAGCCACTCGTCGAGCGTTGATTCGCCGCAGGCGAATGAACTGACTTGGTGATCGGGTGACAACGACTCCGGGGCACGCAAGTTCATGCGCCAACTTTCCAGGGTGCCTTGACCGCCAGCAAGCGCTCAAGTCCTGGGTTAGGTTGTACCGGCGCCTCCAGCATGGCCGTGAACTCCCGGAACTTGGCGTCATCGAGGCTGAAGAACACCTGATCAAGGAGCACCGACTGGGCCTTGTCGCAGGCGGCTTCCAGCATGAAGTCAGAGCGGTTTTTACCCAGAAGGCTCGCGGCCTGGTCGATCAGGTCGCGTTGCTGAGGCAGGGCTCGCAGATTGATGGCGGCGTCGCGCATGGCATCTCCAAATGAATACACAACAGATACACATATCCTAACCGGGTGTGTAGCTGATGTCAACACAAGATCGAATTGACCGCGGCATGAATTCACAGTCACAACCAGCCAAGATAGCAAGGCAATACGCCGAGCAAGTTGTGGCTGGGGAAATCCTGGCTTGCCGCTGGGTGCAGCGCGCCTGCCAGCGACAACTGGATGACCTCGCCAAGTTCAAAGGCAAAGCCAGTCCGTACCTTTTCAACCCCAAGCTCACGGACAAGGACGGCAGGGGCTTCCAGCCGGCTGACAACCTGTGCGCATTCATCGAGCGCTTGCCCCATGTGAAGGGGCCGCTGGCAGGCGAGCCGATTCACCTGGAGCCCTGGCAGGCCTTCATCCTGACAACGGTGTTCGGATGGGTCAAACCCAATGGCACGCGGCGCTTTCGGCGCTCGTACATCGAGGTGCCCCGGGGTAACGCCAAGTCGACCCTGTCGTCGGCTGTGGCCCTCTACATGTTGGCTGCCGACCGAGAAGGTGGCGCCGAGGTGTATTCGCTGGCCACCACACGGGATCAGGCACGGATCGTCTTTGGCGATGCGCAGACCATGGCCAGACGGAGCCCAGGCTTTCGGCGCAGGTTTTCCGTGGAGGTTGGCGCGCACAACATGCACGTGCTGGCCTCAGGCTCCAAGTTTGAAGCCCTCTCGGCTGAGGGCTCGACCCTAGACGGTCTGAACATCCATTTCGGATGCGTGGACGAGCTTCATGCACATAAGACCCGCACCGTCTACGACGTGGTCGAAACCGGTACCGGCAAGCGAGACAACTCGTTGCTCTGGGTGATCACCACCGCAGGCAGCAATCGCGCTGGCATCTGCTACGAGGTCCGGACCTTCGTGACCAAGTTGCTCGATGGCGTGTTTGAAGATGACACCCAGTTCGGAATCATCTACGGCTTGGACGATGGCGACGACTGGACATCCGAGACTGCGCTGATCAAGGCCAACCCCAACTGGGGTATCTCGGTACGGCCGGAAGTCCTGGTGCCGCTGCAGGCCAAGGCCATG